TTCTTTTTATATAGTATAAAAATATGGGAGGAGGATTAATGCAGTTAGTCGCTTATGGCGCACAAGATATTTATTTAACCGGCAATCCACAGATTACTTTCTTCAAAGTTGTCTACAGACGCCACACCAACTTTTCCATGGAATCCATCGAACAGACCTTCAACGGAACCGCTTCCGCTTGCTCAAGAGTATCCGCCACAATCTCCAGAAACGGTGATCTTGTGCACAAAATGTACATTCGCGTAGTTAACGATAACGCTTCAACCGAATGCGATTGCTCTGCTAAAAATATTGTTGTTGGAAGTTGCGCTGGACCAACCTGCCCTATTCCTGTTGTTCCTGATACCACTTATACCAGTGCCGGCGCGGTCGTGGACTCAACGAGTGTATGCGCCAATGATATTATCGATAATGTAGAAGTCGAAATCGGAGGTCAGCGTATCGACAAACACTACGGTGATTGGCTTAACATCTGGACCGAATTAACCACTCCAGCAAGTAAAGCCGCGGGAACAGAAGAATTATTAAATCTTAGAAAAGGTAAATTTTCCTATGTTCCACTTCAGTTCTGGTTTAACCGTAATCCAGGTCTTGCTCTTCCACTTATTGCTCTTCAGTACCACGAGGTCAAAGTTAACATCGAATTTGCGAAAGCCGGCAGCGCTGAAATGACGTGCGGCGGCGGTCGTTGCGAAAAAACACCCGCATCCGGTTCTTGGGGGTCTGCTAAACTTTTCGTTGATTACATCTACTTAGACACCGACGAGCGCAGACGCTTCGCCCAAGTCAGTCACGAATACCTTATTGAACAACTTCAATACACTGGCGCGGAAACCATTGCCGCAGCAACTAAATCCAAATCGGTTAGACTTAACTTCAACCACCCCGTCAAAGAAATTATCTGGCGCGCGACTGGTATGGCTGCCGTTGCTGAGCAACAGAAAAGTGTCTCTGGGACCGGCCAGAACCCAATTCTTGGTTGGACGGCATCTATGACGGTATCGGGTCAGTTTGGAACAAGCGGCGTCGGCCTCTCGGGTTATGGTGGCGTCAGTGGTCTTGAATATTTACCAGTATACAAATATAACCCCGCTGGCGGCGACAATGTTAATGTATCTGGTCACAACTCTTGCGCTTCTGCTCAATGGGCGGATGTTACTCTCCAACTTAACGGTCACGAGCGTTTCGCGCCCCGACACAGTGAATATTTCCGTCTTGTCCAGCCGCTTCAGCATCACACAGCGATCCCCGTTATGAGCGGAATTCACTGCTACTCCTTTGCCCTCAAACCAGAAGAACATCAACCTTCCGGCACGTGCAATTTCTCAAGAATCGACAATGCCGTTCTTAAACTTAACGGTAAATCAACCATGACCACTTCTGCTGGTGAAGGTGGCACGACGATGACCAATGCCGTTCTTAAGATTTATGCCGTTAACTACAATGTCCTCCGTATCATGAGTGGTATGGGTGGTCTCGCATACTCTAACTAAGTTATATACAGTTGTATATCAATGTTTTATAGAGTTTGTATAATTTGTATAATTTGTATATTTTTTTGTGTGTTATAGATGTTTATAATTTAACTAATAATTAATTTAATATTTAGTATTAGTTTAATTAAATTTTATTTTCTATCGTATATTATATATAAATCTACTATAAAATATGGGTGGAGGACTTTTACAATTAATTACTATAGGGGCGCAAGATGTATATATTACTGGCGATCCACAAATTACTTTTTTTAAATTAGTATATAGACGACACACTAATTTTGCTATTGAATCGAGAATGCAACAATCGGCTCAACGAATCTCAAGTGGTGACATTACAAATATAGATATTAAACGTGAAGCTGATTTAATTAATCATATGTATTTACGTATTGAAAATCCCGTAAGTGGAACACACGCCGACGAATACAAAAAAACCATCGCACGAACCTTACTAACAAATGTAGTCAATCAAAATTTACATGTCTTAGATTCTACTGCTTTTAAAGTAAATATGGATGTTATAATTACGGGTGGTGTTCAAAGTGCCACAACCAAACCATGGTCATACTTTAGAACTACTATTATTGGTATAAATCACGCTAATAATATTTTGACGATAACGGGGAAATATCCCGTTGTTAGAGATGCTGGTTCATATATTACTCTAACAGGAGCAACGAGAACATTTCAAGGAGCATACGAACCATATATGGGTTTTATACTACCAACAACAACCGTTTCGACGTTAGCATCCGGGTTGGCTGCCGGAACGATCGCTGCTTTTGAAGTGGTTGAAGTGAAGGGTTGGGATAATCAGGCAGGTGCCGGAGGTATAGATGATGAAAGGTGGTTTTCAGGAACAGATGTGAACGCGAGCGGCAGTGTTGTTAGAGGTATGGCTTTTGATGGTTATAGGACTGCTGTTAATATAGGGATTAATAACAATGGTAGTTCAGCGGCGCTGATCGACGGTCCGCCCAACGCGTCGGGACTTGGCAAGTTAGATACTCCATTTGATCATCTCACGGCGTTCGGCGACGACCAATTACCGTATGATATGGTAATTGCTATTCAGGATACAGTGCCCACAGCATGCTGGTCAACCACCGACGCAACATACGATACTTGCTGTGATGATAATGTAAATGGATATCACATGATTGATTCTATTGAATTACAGATAGGAGGTCAAAAAATAGATAAAATGTATGGGGATTTATTAGATATGTGGAATCAATTAACGATTACTAATGGTAATAAACAACAATTTAATTTAATGACTGATGTAGATGATAGTAAATATACATATTTACCACTTTATTTTTGGTTTAACAAAACACCTGGTTTAGCCCTCCCATTGATTGCGCTACAATATCACACTATTTCCGTTAATATTAAATGGAATAGTAATTTGCCCATTCCCTCACAAACGGCAAAATTATTTGTAGATTATGTATTTTTAGACAGTGCGGAGAGACGGCGGTTTGCCCAAAGTCCTCATGAATATTTAGTAGAAACCTGGCAACAACATTCTCATAATAACCTTAAAGTATCAGATACTATTAGAATTCATTTTAATCATCCCGTTAAAGAAATCATGTGGAGAGCCCGACTGCCTAATGATAATTACTGTAGTTGGGACCAAATTACACTTAAATTTAATAACAACGACCGTTTATCCCAACGTCATGGAGATTATTTTATGCGTGTCCAACCCTTTTATCATCATAATGCCATACCCTCTAAAGCTCACGGTATTCATTGCTACTCTTTTGCTATTAAACCAGAAGAACATCAGCCTTCTGGTACATGTAATTTCTCACGATTGGATGATGTCACCTTAGATTTAAACACTGCTATTAAAATGGACGGTCGAACGTCAGAAACGTTCCCATCTACCGGTACTAAATTAAATATATATGTTATTAACTACAATGTATTACGAATCATGAGTGGTCTTGGACAACTTGCTTTTGCCAATTAAATGATATATAACTACACTTACATATAATAAACATAAATAAACTATTTATTTATTTATTTATTTTTATTAAATTTGATATACATATTATATCGTACATATTACATTATATACAATGATTATTCAAATACAAAATAATATATACACGTTTACTAAAGATCCTTATGAATCGGAGGATATATTTTATAATCGAATTTGGTTTATAGCATCACAAGAACCCAATAATCAACAAGAATTACAAAAATATATAGATTATTCATATGTATGGATTAATATTACGCATCATCATCTAACCTATGATTCTAGTATAATGAAACGTATAGAAACATATACTCAAAATTTACATAAACACTATACCTTTACCGATTAAGCGGATGTTTGAGAGGTAAATAATTTACATAAATTACATAAATTACATAAATTACATAAATTACATAAATTACATAAATTACATAAACTACATGCTTTAACTTCAGAATTCATTCTGATATTATTGTATATTATTGTGATAGTAATATATAATAACATTATTAAAATATCCGTGTATTATTTTATTTTATACACATTTAATCGACCATTATTTCTATAATTAGACCAAGATGTTGTATGATCTTGAGACGCAATAAAAGGTTGTCGTTTTACAGTAGAATCTGTATTATATTCATATCTCCAAAAAATATAGGGGGTTAAATCAGTATGATTATCTGAAAAGGTATTTTTTACTTGTATCAATGTATGATTTATTTCCTTTAGTTCACTCATATATACTATATCATTATATTATTATTTTACAATAATTAACTTTTAATAAATAAAATAATATTTTTTACAACAAGCCAGTATGTTACAATACCTAATAAAATAAATACACATAATTTTATATATACCATACTTAATATTTTATTTTCTTTAGGATTGTTCATAAACATTAAAATATTTACAACTACTAATATAGTCGCCATTTTAATAACGTCATTAAACATATTCACGTAATCTTCTTCTGAGATAATATTAAATAAGGAAATTTTATTCATTTATACTATATACTATTATACTATATATTTTTTTAGAGGAATAAAATAAATTAAATTAAAATAAAATAAAATAAAATAACATAAAATAAAATAAAATTCAAAGGAAATACACAGGGAAATGCAGGTAATGAGTGGGTGCGCGCGCGCCTGGAGGCGCCGCCGCCGT